GGTATCTTTGACAGTGAGGACAGGCGCAAGCATGTAGAAGTAAGAAGGCAGCACCCTGAGTTAGACATACGCTTTGTATTCAGTAACGCTAAAGCTAAACTCTACAAGGGTGCTAAGAGTAGATACTGTGATTGGTGTGAGAAAAATGACTTCTTGTACTCACACAGACTAATACCTCAAGGGTGGTTGACAGAGCCGGGAAAGTATGTTACACAGACTAAGATACCACTCAAAACAAAAAGGAAGACTTGATGCCGTATTCACTAGACGATGATGAGATTGCAATACTAATCAAGCCTATGGGTAATGGGCGTATTGGTACTTGTATCTGCAAGAGTGACGATCACGAATTGACTGACGATCAATTAGCAGATGCTATGGGTGTAGGTCTAGCTATGATTGGCTTGTTTGAGTTACTTAATGATGACGATGATGAAATCTATGAAGACCTCAAGTTTGCACTAGAAGAGAAGGTAGAGCGTCTACTAGAGGAGAACCAAGTGCCTATGGACGATACACCACAATCTTCCTATACAGCAGAGGGTAATGTACTTACACTCAGTGCTTTCACCAAAACTAAGGGCAACTGCTAGTATGGCTAAATGGAAAGAAACAATCATGCCCTTTGAGGTAGACATGGTAGATAAGCCACCCCACTACAACACAGCTAACATTGAGTGTATAGATGCTATGAAGGCTATGTCAGAGGGTGCAGATGTATCACCCCATGAGGCATACTGTTGGCAGAACTCATTCAAGTATATGTGGAGGTGGCCTTACAAGAATGGCGTAGAGGACTTGAAGAAAGCACGTTGGTACTTAGATAGATTGATACAGGAGGTTGAGTGTAATGAAGACTGAGAAGTTTAGTGTTACCTTTGTCTTACAAGTTGACAAGTCAAACAACATTCTATCTTCTCACCCTATGTACTATGAAGAAGATATAAAAGACTTGATGACTCGTATTATCTATGATATAGATGATGTAGAAATATCTAACATAAACGTAAAGGATCAGGGATGATTACACAGCAAGAGATAGACGATTTCGCTGAGTACGACAGAGAGGCTGCTACAGACCACACTCGTAGTCCACTAGATATGGTAAAAGAGTTTGCAGTAGCTATGGATCACCCTCTTGATGAAAAGTATGGCTACAGTAGAAAGCTAGAGACCCTACGCTGGCCACTAATCAAAGAGGAGTACAGTGAAGTACGTGATGCAGATGGCCCACTAGAGTTACTCAAAGAGTTAGCTGACTTAGTATACGTTACGTATGGCTATGCAGCTACCTA